CGGCCTCCCGGGTGGCCAATATGAGCCGATAAGTGATTGGGCCACACAACCCATCTTGGGTCTGACTGTGGTTCAGTTGAAAGTTTTTTATATTTTCAGCCAGTTCATCATTAAAACCATCGGCTTCAAACCAGTGAGGGAACCACCCGTACTTTTTTGCCGACCGCTTATTATAAAGATTTTGTCTCCAACCCATAATAATTCCCCTTTTTAAACAATAATGTCTGCGATGCCGTATTCTATCGCCTCTTTTGCTGTAAGGTAAACGTTTACCTTCCTGTCCAAAAGCTTTTTAAGATGTTTTTTGCTCAGATCTGACTCTTCTACTAAGGCATTAATATGCTGTTCTTGTAGCCATTTGGTTTCTTCAAACTCATTTTCAAGATTATGGATTGCCCCAAATTGATCAGCTCGAACGCTGTGTATCATCACTCGACAATTTTTGCCAATTTTACGTGAGCCTTTGGTGCCTGCCGCCAATAGCAAAACGCCGGCAGACATAACCTTTCCCAAACCATAAGTTATTATCTCACACTCCTCTCTCACGCTTCGCATTGCGTCATAAACCGCAAACATTCCCCTTGCACAGCCGCCCCACGTTGAAATATTAAATTCAATAGGCTTATAGGTCACCTCTTTTATAGGAGAGTCTGGATCCTCGGGATCTTCATGAATATTCTCTGCACCATATTGATGTAAAGCAAAAAGGCCCTGCACTAAATCAGTTACTTTCTCTTCATTTAAGTCTCCAAAGAGCCCAAGCATTCTTAATTTTGGTGATTCCTCTTTGAGAGAATTCAATAAAATAATGGGAGATACCTCTGGTTCTGGTGAAGAATCGAGAGGGAGAGATTCTTTCTCTTCTGGAGCTTCTGTCTCTTCTGTCTCTTCTGTCTCTTCTGTCAGGCGTTTCATATAATTCCTTTGTTAAAATCATAATTCTTCAAATAATGGTTCACTGTCAGCGCTAGTTGTTGATACTATTTCTATTCTACCGTCAGCCCATTTTAGTTCTAGCTGGTTTTGTAAAAACAATCTTACCGTTTTCATTATATATTCTATTTCTTCTTGTTTTAAGGTTGAAGATTCTGTTTTAACCCAATTAATAATTGAATTTGCCACAAAAACTCGTGGCGCCGTATAAATATTGTCCTGCTGAGTTAAAGCGCCCTCTTTTATAAACCACTCTAATGCTTTGTTACCTGTTTTAAAGTCTGTCACTCTTCTGGTCCTTATAAAATTTGTTCATAAGATTCATTCCCTCGTTCCAAGTAGAAAACGAGGGCTTGATATAGCGTGGTGTCGATGCACGCATATTATAAATACAAGAAATTTTCCATGCATCGAAGAACTCATCATCAAGCGCACGATTCTTTTCTATTTGCTCCGGATCTGCGCCGGAATCTTTCATTGTTTTATATCGAAGAGTCTTAATAAACGAAATATCTTCCGTCAAAGAGGCCAACACGACTAAAATATTAATTTCAATATTTTTAAATACAACAGCAGCTTGCCCTAAAGCAAGCCACTTTGAAAGAAACTTATAAGTGATGGCGCCGGCGACGAACCATATCAACTCATACATTTATATTAGCGTAACTTCTTGGAAACGCGATTGGCAAGCCTTTGAGCCAACCTTTCAGCTACGGCATCGGCGCGCTTTTCTTTAAGCAGTCGCGACGCAACGCGCTTGTATACCTTTTCCATCAAGACGTCTTCATCGATGTAGGTGATCTCTTGAAGTGCCTCTAAAGCTGCCTCATCATCTTCCTCTTCAACTTCCATCTCTTCATCGCCAGGACCAAGCTCTCCTCCAAGGTCGTCTTCTTCAACTTCCATTTCACCGACTTCTACTTCTTCAGGCTCTTCACCTTCTTCAACTTCAATGTCAACGCCATGGTCTTTGGCAACACGGGCAACTGCGTCTAAAGTATCGCGTGCAAACGCTTCAATAGAGCCTTCGTCTTCGGGTTCTTCTTCAACCTCTTCTTCAACTTCTAGTTCAACGCCTTCTGGCTCGCCAGGTAACTCTTCTTCGACTTCGACTTCAGCCTCAAGTTCATCTTCGGGGGCCTCAGTAAGCTCCTCATAATTCTCTTGTAAAAAGCCGCTCCCGATAGCCTGTGTACCGGCCAGTTTCATAAAGCGCCGAACTGTATTTTCTTTTAGTAAGTTCTTTTTATTGCTCATTGGAAAAATCTCCTTTTTATGATCTGTGTGCCAGCACCTCTGGCGTTTCCTTTAATAAATAGTTACAAGACCTTTAAACGTCTGTTTTTTTGCAATTTTTGTATGGCACGATCCTGTAACTGTTTTACACGCACAATGCTCAAATTTAATCTCTTTGCTGTCTCTTCTAACGTGAGGTCACCATGCTTCTGTACCGATAAAAGAGAACAATTCAAATCCACTTCATAATTTATCCATAGCCGACACTCTTTTTGTTTACATTTTATATTATTTTTAACACATTTTTCTAAACATTCTCTCATAACTCTGAATTCTCCTTTTCTATTATATCAAAGATATTTTCAATTTCATCTTTATTCAAGCCAAATTGATTAATAATTTCTTTTTGTTTTTGGCGCGCCTTAGAAACTTTCTTTCTAATATTTTTAGAGATGCCCTTTCTTTCTTTTAGTTTCTCGACAAATCCTATTAAATGATCATCTCGCTCCACATAAGCCCTTGCTACTTCATTAAAAAATTCTTTAATTTTTATATTATCATTATGTAGTCTTATTTTAAGGTCAGCGTGTAATTTTGTTACGCTATCAAAACAAATTTGTTTTTTTTCACGTCCATATTCTGACATCTTATTTCCTCATAATATGAGTAGAGCTTTCTAGCCTGCCGGCAGACGTTTGTCGAATAAACTTCGCCTTAATCTGTAACTCTTTTAAGGTCCGAGCGCCAGAATAGCTAAATCCACTCCTAATACCACCCAAAAGATTATCCAATATAGGAGCAACCTCTCCTTTGTAGGCCACTGTAGTTGAAATTCCTTCCGGTGTGGAGGATTTTCCTCTCCAATCTGTTTGGGCCTTAGCCGACGCCATTCCCCTATAAATTTTATAATTTTTCCCTTCTTTCGACGTAAATACATTTCCCGGTGTCTCCCTTGTGCCAGAGAGCATTGAACCAACCATCACAAAATCTGCGCCTGCGGCCAGTGCTTTTACAATGTCTCCGCTTGTTTTAATTCCGCCATCAGCAATAATCTTTGCTGAATATCCGGTTTGGGCACAGTCTATAATACTTTCTAGAGTGGGCATGCCATGGCCGCTCACAAGACGAGTGGAGCATATGCTACCCCCTCCAATCCCTACACGAATGCTATCTGCGCCCCATTCAGCAAGACTATTAAATCCCTCCAGTGTTGCCACATTCCCAGCCATGATATGGATGGTGCTTCCATAATTGTCTTTTAGAGTCTTTACGGCGCGTTCCATTGCCAAATGATGACCATGCGCCGTATCAATGCATAATATTTTTATACCTAAACGGATGTTTCTCTCAGCGCGATCAAGATAATCCCCAGAGGCGCCAACGGCAATTGCCACTGGAATATCTTTATTAGTCTCCCGAACAGCTTTAACAATATTGGCTTGCTCATTAATCGAATTATATCTATGAACAATACCTAAACCGCCACCTTTATGAAGGGCTTCAACCATTGACTTTTCTGTAATGGTGTCCATGGGGCTAGAAATAACAGGAAGCGAAAAATTAAGATCCGGACCTAGCCTGCTACTTGTGTCTACCTGTGATCGACTTTCAATATCGCTGTATTGAGGTACAAGAAGAACATCATCAAATGATAGGGTCTCCCTAAAATTTTTAAAGTTCATTTGCCCTCCGCTTTCTTCAAGCTGGCTAAAGATCTTTGGAGATACCAAATCGCTTTTTCAATATCTTGTATGGAATTCCCCTTATATTGGTGTCTAGCAATATATTTAATTGCATTCCCATCATTGAACCCAAGATGCCAATCTTCAATGGCGTCGATAACTTCGATTTTCCCAATGTTATAATGAGGGGGGCTGTTGACTTTTTCAGGGATAATTGTCTCCGCGCTCTTTTCCTTCCCGCACTTCTTACATCCTTTCTTTTTCTTTTCCATGCCGCAATTCTCCTCTCCTGTAATAACAGTTATAGCAGTCCCGTTAATA